CTAATCCTCCGTTACTAATTTTCATTATCCCTCACCGCCTGTTCTGTATATGTACGAACACGATATGTTTCATATTCAATCATAATATTTGGATGATACTGATGAAGCCATCCTTCTAAACCTTTATACCCATCCATTATTATCTCAAAAGCCGTTTTCCAATCACAAGAATGCTCTTGGTCTTCTATTTTTTCCATCATTCAAACAACACTTCCTCATCACATTGGGTGCATATATATCGTCGTCTGTATTTATTCTTCTTGTATTCAATCAACTCACTAATACACTCACTATTTTCTAAACACACCGGACATTTAATTTTCACCTTGTAACTTGAACGAATTGGCTCAGTACTTTCCATATATTGATAGTCCTTGAGTATTTTTTCTATTGTCTCTATTTTTGCTACCATCCAATCGTGATTGTTCTCTAAATGATATACCCTATCACTGAGTTCCTTTGCATCACTCAGCCAATCACCACCCAAAAGGTAGTCCCGTCCATTCCACGACTCCATCGTTAGTGACTTTTAGTAATTCATGGTCTTTACCCAAGTATTCCATGTGTTTACCCTTCATTTCCTCAACCTTACAACGAATAACCCATTCGCCTTCCTTGAGGCTCTTATCGGCCTTAACACCTGCTGATTGGTCGCCCTTCTTAGTATAACGAGTCAACCATAGTTGTTGGCTGACGAATCGCTGTGTACCGTCCACCCAATCAACCTTCTCACCAACCTTGATTAGACCTTTCCTACCATCACCAATATCCATGAATTCCTTAATATCCTTCAAATGGAATGTAAAGAATACCATAGGTACAGGGAGAGCATTAAGCCTATCTACAATGTCCTTGAATACCTTGTTCCGAGTTCTCCATTCAGCCTGATTGAATTTATCCCCATCCTCAATACTGATGGGATTCTTAGACCTATTCTGGAGATGGTGGGTCATTACGAACTCACACCATTTCATAAAGGTGGAGCCACCATCAAAAATAACCGCCCCGATATTCTCACTTTCTTCCGCGAGAAGGCTAACAAACCATGAAACCTTATCAACAACCGCAACCCAATTTATCTCATTATTATCATCAAAAAGAGATTCATCGAGGGGGTCTAAGATAGGAATTATCTTGATGTTAGCCTCGGGATATACATGCGCAATAGTATTCTCACAAGATGAATCACAATCAAGAACAACAATTTCCTTATCCTTACATAGTGTGGATTTAACTGCTACGCTTACCGCCGTTCCTGTTTTTCCGGTATTTTCCTTACCAACAAGAGCCATACGCACAGGGCGTGTCCCTGCTGCTCGCTTACGAGTCAGCAAGCCACGATAATACTCTCTATCATATACAGACTTAGGGGGTTGTTCCCCCTTACTTTGTACTTGACTTACCGCGTTTCCCCATGCAGCCATCAATTCTCACCCCAATCTCCGCCATCCCACTTCTCATCATCTACGGTGGGAGCGATTATATCCAGAGGATAAAAACCACTTACACTCATTCTCATTTCTTCTTCTCGGGATTTCCAGACTGAGCCAACAAGAGCCATTGTAGTACCAACAGAAAAGTTGACTATATCTGCATTATCATTATCAACAAACACATCCACAGTAGGTGCAATTGATTCAATATTCAAGTCACCTACAGTGATAATGTAACCACCATCATTACGCGGGTCAACATGAACAACCTCACCCACAACAGCAATAAGTTGGTCATACCAATCATCATCATTTCTGTGTGTCTCATAATAATTCTCAAAATCATCGAAAGAATCCAATACAGACTTAACCATATCCTTTACGAAACCACCATTTTCATCAAATGGTGCGCTTGGGAAGATAGAAGCCAAAGCCTCATCACCCACAAAGGTACTTAATTCCGGCTTGCCGTATGCTCTATCACCACTATTTGCGGGACGCATAGCAATACTTCCAGCAGTAAAGGTGGGGAATTGAATCCCGGCCAACTTGTGATTGAAGCAGAAAGTGTGAAGGGCTAACCCATCCCCACTATCTTGCTTGCGTCCAAAGAATAAACACTGTCTTTCTCGCTCACTGGAAGGGCGCGCCCTTCCATACTTGAAATTCTTAGAACCACTTGGGAAGGTTCGATTCTTCTTATCCCAAATCAAATAATAGGCGTTACTGCCCACAAGTACTGCTTCCTTCGGTAGTTCCGTACAATCCTTACTATCAATCCCTTCTTCAAATTCCGAGCGACTCCATAGAGAAGGATTATAGTGCATAGTATATGTTCCATCCACATTATCCTCAAAATAAACGAGGGTTCCGTTTCTCACAAGATTCAAGATGGGTTCAAGTTCAAGGGAAGCCAATAATTTTGTATTCTTATCATACGACATTTTGGCCCAATCCTTGTAAGATGGGACGCTGATAAATGCACCCTCATACGTGATGCATCCACTACGCTTTATCTTATCTGCTTCCGTCTTGAGTTGTCGGCCCGCTACACGCGCCGCAAGAATTCGCTGGTCATCTTTAGATTTACCAGCACCCTCCCAAGCATTAGAATTACTATCCAATACCTGTCCAATACGTTCTCTTAGGGTGCTAATATCGCACCCCACATTCTTCGCTATTCTATCCATTACATTCTCTAATTGCTGCATAATCATGCACTCCGTTCATTATATTCATGCCCTAACCAATATATAAGAGGTTCTATTAAGTGGATAATCTTCTACAAAAATCCCACACTACAAACTCTTCTTCAACGCCCATTAACAGGTCACGTCTTGCTGTAATAGCCGCATCAACAACTATCATTTTCTTCTCAGGATTAACACTACTATTCATCGCTACCTTAAAGACTGCATCAATAGCATCTTTGATGGTTGTTGCCTTCTTCATTTAAGTAACAGCATCCTCAACACATACCATCTTGAAACAGAAACTCAAAACCTTAAGGCAATCTACTTCTCCAGCACCCAAACCAAGCGTGAATTGCTCTCGATTCTCTTCTGGTATAGTTCCGTATGCCTGTAGTGCGCCTATGGCGTTTCTTAAATCACCATTATGAGTCAATATTATTCTCTCAAGATGTTCACTTGGAACTTGTAATCCCTCTTCAACAGATATATGTGTCAGTGTTTTCCACATCGCCTTTTCGTTAATAGGCATGAATCGTCGTACTTGACACCTGCTCTGGAGATAAGGCGTAACCTTCTGTAAATTATTACAGGTAAGAATGAACCATCCCTGAGAATCTTCAATCACACCTTTCAATGCTGATTGAGCCGCACTTGTAAGTTGGTCTGCTTCATCTAAGAAATAAATCATCTCATATTGCCCAATCCTTGTCATGGGGGCTAAATCCTCTTCAATAAACTCAATTCCACGCTGCTTCTTACTACTCGCGTTGAATTTATGAATAGTATAATCTAAATCGGATGCAAGAGCATACGCCATGCTCGTTTTTCCTGTTCCGGGTTCGGGTGAATAAAAAAGATAATGTTGCATGGGTGCTTTCCCATCAATGATGGCTTGTATTTCAGCAACAAGGGCATCCTGCCCGAAAATATCTTGTATTCCCGTAGGTCTATATTTTTCAGCCCAATACATTACATTGTCCCTCCCCATTGATACCCCATACATTGACTAAATACGAACCAGTCCGTCCGTTGCAGGATTTGTTTGGGATTTTTATTCTATCTGTGAGAGAAAAGCGCTTATCAACACGAAACCAAGCATTTATTTGTTGCCTACTTGGTTGATGTAATGTGTAAGGTCTACCTGTTTTTGTTTTAACCTCAGTCAATAACAAATCCACAGTTTGTGGTCCATAGTTACGTATGTATTCATAGGCTTGATTTCTCCACCGCTCTCCCATTAAATTACCTTTCTTATTCGCCATTTACTATTCCTCCCTTAATCTCCACATCACTGAACGCCCATCATGTTTAAAATACCTCTTTTCAAAAAACTCAGGGTATTTTCTCATTATACTTGGTAATTGTCTTATTGTAGGTTGTTGTTTGAGCGGACGACCCATTGGGGTATTAAGTTTTGGTGAAATGTGTTTCGGTGCAGGACCGAGAGCCTCAATATCCAACATAGCAGTATATAGTGAGGAAGTAGACCTCCAATTCCCATCACTTAATACCTCTTTCAATCTCCAAAGTATTACTCTATCTAAAAAATTCTTTTTATTACTTGGGCTGGGCATCAAAAAACCTCTTCGCGTTGAAAGGGACGAGTGGGCCAGAAATCTAACCCCTTCTCCCCAAATTCAGAAATACGATACATCGGCTTCTCACTGTTATTAAAGATATAAGTCCAAGCAACCTCACTATCTTCTTCACCATTAATATTTTTGACTTCAATAATTTCTCTTGAATACAATATGGG